CTAGCCGGGCTTCTTTTTGATCGCATCGACGATCGGTTTTCCGACCGCCTGCACCGTCACGATTGTCTGTGCCACGGTCAGCACCACCTTCAGCAGCTTTGCGACATTCATGACTCGGCTCCCTTCACCGTCACGGCATCGTTAGGCACGCGCGGATCGGCCGCGACAGCGATCCAACGTGCATGGTTGAGCTTGGTCCGGCCCCACGACCAGGCGGCAGCGACACCCCAGATGATCAGGCCGGCGACCAAATCGAGCATCTGATCATTGACCGCCCACGCAGGCAGGACTTTCCGCAGCACTAAGGCGCCACCGATCGCCGCCAGTGCCAGGCGCAACTGCGCTTTCGCCTGTCCTGCCAAAATGGTGGGCGGCACGACGATCGGCTGCGCCGGTTCTTCGGTCGTGCTCATGCCGCCTGCCCAATTCGATTGGCAATCCAGCCGTAAAAAAAGGTCTCGTTCGCTGGTCGCGCCTCTGTGATTTCGGCATATCGACAGACCTGGAAGCCATCGAGCACCTTCAGCAGCACGTCCTCTCCGGCGGGGCCACGGCGCTGCTTGTACGCCTGCAGACTGGCAATCGTTATCGTACCGATTACGCCGTCAACTTTCAGGTCTGGCCATAGCGTCGCACGCTCGTTCAACAGATTAAGCGCGCGCTGCAAGAACGCGGCCGCGACCGCCTGCCCCATGTTGACACCCGTATCGAATAGCTCGCTTCCGATACGTGGGAACAGAGCCGCGACTTGGTCGAAACGAACATCGATCCAGTATCGTCGCTTATAGATCTCGACGGCCGTCGACTTCGGCAACTGGCGCATATCGCCCATATAGCCATAGGCCCGCGCCACCTGCTCTGTAATGCCGAACCGCGTCGGGCCGCCGCGATCTGCAGGGTGGTCGCTATAGTCACCTTCACGCGCGATCACCTCGGCGATTTCCTGATCCACCGACTTCATCACTCCTCCTCCATCCGCCTCACCAGTGCGCGCGCACTATCCGCCGCCTGTGCGATATTCCGCAGATCCCCGACCTCCGGTCGCATCCGCTTGAGGAAAGCCCGGGCACGCCGATGCGCCGCGCGCTCCTCTTCCGGCCCGTCCGCGTGCAGCAGGGCATAGACATGGTCCAGCGCCTCCTCGAGGTGTGCAACGCGCAGCTGCAATGGCCGCAGATCAGCCACTTCCGCGCGCAGGCTGGCCATTTCCAGCCGAGCCTGCGCGAGCAGATCCATCGTCAGCTTATCCCGCTGGCTGTCCAGCTTAAGATCGGCATCGCGGTCGACACGATGCATGTCGCCACGACTTTTCATCCACGCCAGCATATGCTGCCCCACCAGCGTAAATCCGCCGCCCGTCAGCACCAGCAGACCATTGTCGAGGAGGGACGTCATGCGACGGCCTCTGCCTTGGCGAACAGGTTGTATCGTACGGTCCCGCCCACCTGTGTCCCGCTGCCACGCAGTTGAGCATAATAGGCGCCCGTGAAGGGCACACTGACATTGATCGTTGCGACCAGGTCGTTGACCGAATTGTCGAACAGGTTCTTGCGCACCAGTGTGAAGGCGATCGTCGTCGCCGTTGCGGTGATGCGCGCCTCGCCATTGATCGGAACGACATATTGCGTATCGTTAAAGGCAGGCGCGTTGGCCAGATGCGAGCTGCTGACGCCGGTCGCCAACGTAGCACCCGAGATTGGGAACCCGTTCGCGAAACATTGGAAATAATCATACGCACCAAAGACATGCGCGTCATCGATCTCCAGGTTTTTATACCCCGGCTGCGACGGCAAAGAGGCCGCTGAGCCATGCCATTCGATCAACCAGCGAAACGCATTGAGATAGACGTTATAGTGCCCCCAAATGGTCGGATGGTTGCCACCGTCAGCGGGATTGTCGGCACGGTTGCCACCCAGCGAATATTCGTTGAGGCCGAAATCGTCGATTTCCCCGAACATATCATAGTCGTCGAGCACCGCCATGCCGACCGATCGTTCATAGCCCAGCTCCGCGACCGCAGAGTTCACCACGACACCGGCACCCGCACGCTGACCAAAATGACCTTCGTACAACCAGTCATAGTCAAAGGTGCCTTTGCCACGCACGCCAATGCGCTGCGATCCGTTGCAGAAACCGATATGTTCGCCACCGATCCACCGATAGCTGCCGACGAAACGATAATTGGCGGGCGTAACGAAGTTACCACTGTCCTTGGCCAGCACGCTTCCGTCGGACTGGACAAAGTAGAGGATCATCCGACTAAGTCCCGGCGCGAAGTCGCTATCGATCTGCATCAGCATCCGCCTGGCAGTATTGCCGATCGGCGTCGGTTCGATACGCACTTCGATGCCATAGGACTGGCCGGCTGGAACGGTCACATCGAACTGTTCCAGCCCGTCGCGTGAAACCTGGCGGGGATCGTCATTACGGCGGATACTGCCAGCCGCCCCAAACGTCACGCTGCCCGAATTGTTGATCGGCGCCGTACCGCCCGTCAGCACCCATCCGGTCGGATAACCGGACAGCGCGACCCGACGGTGCTGCGGCTGACTGCTATCGGCACCCGTCCGCATTGCCTCTGCGACCCTGCGCACATCGACCAGACTATGGCCAAGCTCACGCGCCAGACTGCGCACGGCCGCCGCATTGGCCGCAATATTGTTCTGCGTGGCGTCCCAAAACGCCCGGCGATAAGACGGAGCGTAGGGTGTACAGAGCACGACCGAAGGGATGACGTCCCAGGTCGCCAGATAGTTGCGCAGAAATGAACTCAACGACCCGGCAAACCCGCGCGGATCGTTGTTATCGTTGATCCCCACGGCAATGATGAGCAGTTGAGGAGCCCATGCCTTGATATGCGCCTTCCACGTCTGGCCTACGGTCGTACCACCAGGCCAGACGACGTAATTGGGATAGCCGAGGTTTGCGATTTCGGCTTCGTTGAAGTTGGCGGGATCGGTCGTGCCCGTGTTCTTGCCGGTGTAGGCGTCGGAATTCAGTTCACCCGCGCCGCGCCCCGCGATCGAGAAATTGGCAAAGATCACATTCGACCGGCCGCATTGGCGCTGGATCGCCTCCGCGACACGGACCATGCTGGCATCCAGCGACGTCACCTGTGCGCGACCTTGCGCGATGCTGTCACCGACGATCGCAACGCGGATGGAGCCCGACGTCAGCGCCTGCTGCGCGACCGCCAGATTACCCTCCCAACCGATATCCGCCATCGTCGCATGAAGACCCGCCGCATGCGCCAGCATCGTCGTCAGGATCGCACCACCCTTCAACAATTTGGCCTTACGCGAAATGCCCCGAAACGCGCTACGAAAGCGCGTGCCCCAGGCCACCTTCGATGTACCTTCGGGCAACACGCCCGAGCCGCGCGCGTCAAGCGCGGTCAGCGACGCCGTATCGTCCGTCACGGCGTCGATCGCTGCTCCCACCTGATCCGCCGCGGCGATCGGCTCGGACAACCTGTACCACACGCCTTCCCTGCTATGGGCGCGGGTGGCCGACGCGACAGGCGACACCTGATCATCATCGACAACATAGAAGGCACCACCCTGCCCGGCGGTCGAATAGCCGGACGTCCTGATCATGCCTGCACCGGCCGGTATCGGCGTATTGGCCAGGTCGACGAAGAGACCGACCGACATCACATTGCCGCCCGTCCGTCCGGTCGGACCCGCCGGAAAACTACCGATCGGCAACGTCTTCGGCGCACCCTGCCCATCGAACGTCAGGACACTGTTCGGGGTGACAGGCACGTCATCGATGGTCTGACCGGCCGGCACCAACAGTGCCCGCGCCTGGATATCGGCGGTCGCGGCGTCCTGCTCTTGAGCGATCAGCATTTGCCGGTCGAGCGCGGACTCATGACTGGCGGCCGGAAACCTGTCGCCCGTGGAATAGACCATCGCCTGCGTACGCACGGTGTTTCGCGTAATGCGCAGTATCGCACCGCTGCTCGCAACCGACCGGATCAAGCTACCGCCAGCGTCCGTCGCGCCCCCGTTCACCCGGTAATCGATACCGAATAAGAGCGGGACGACCTTACCGTCGATCAGGCGCTCGACGACGAGATCCTGCGCCGCCTTGAAACGAAAAGGCACCGCGAAGCTGACGGAGACACCGTCCTCGATATAGCTGATAGTCGCTGGTTTGGCGGCAACGGTCACGGCACTTCCCCGATGGGTCGATCATTCGGGGGCGGTGCCCGGCGCCGTAATCACCGGGGCCCTGTGCGGGCGCGGCCGTTATACCGCACCCATGATTCGCGCGACAAGTCCTATTCGGCCGCCTTGGCAACGCGGCTGGCAAAATTGTCGCGCACCGGCGATCGGGCGACGGAATTGAACCGCTCCATCATGTCGATCGTCAACCGGATACCCGCACGGCGCACCATGCCCTGCCAGCAGGAAAACATATGGGTGCTGGCCGCATAACCGGAATGGTCGCCCGGAAAGGCATCGTCCCGGCAATAGCGCCAGAAATCATCATAGATCCGCCGATCGCCACCGCTGACCCCGTGCAGATAGCCCAGCACGACACGCAGCGCGGCCGACTGCTCGACCGGGCCCGATGCTCGTTCGTCCGCTATCTCCTTCGCGGCGACCAACGCCAGGAACGTCAACCGGGTAGGAGAATGTCGAGCGGACGAATCGCGGTACATAACGGGAACATAGCGCCGCTTCCGCCATCCGATCAATCCGCCCCCTGCACGACATTGCCCCAGTCGGGCGCACGGTCCGGCATCGGGTCGCCGCTCTGCCACCACTGGCCCTGGTGGTTCTTCTCCAGCCGGGTTTCCCGGCGCTTGGCGTCGCGGTCATGCGTGTTGCTGACCATGGCGTCGAGCTGGTCGATGACCATCCGCTCCCAGGCGGCGCGCAAGTACCAGAGATTTGAGCCGGGGATGTAGCGCTTGGCCAGCTTCACGGCCGCCCCGCCCGGGTTGGCTTCGCGGTGCGTACCGTCCGCGCGCTCCTTGCCCGGCAACGCCGTCTTCACCGCAGCACGCACATCCTGCACCGCGCCATAGATCGGACCACCGATGAAACCCCCAAGGCTGTCGATCCGGTCGTTCTTGAACACACCGACCAGATCGCCAAGGATGCCGATGCCACCGCCCTGCAGCGCCGCGTCGCCCCAGAATTCAGCATTATCCATGGGTCGCGGATCATTGCCCTTGGCCAGCTCACGCAGCTGGATCACCGCCGCGCCGTATATAGTCAGCCCGATGAAGAATTGCGCCGCGTACATGGCCCCGCCAGCGGGCCCCAGGTTGCTGATGATCCGGGCGTGCCTGGCCATCAGCGCTACGGCAAACCCTTTGAATTGCAACGCGCTGGTCCACAGCTCGCCGCTGATGCTGCCCTTCGCCAAGTCCATCGGGTTTGCCAGCGCGCGTGAGGTGGCGGACGCCTCTTGCACCGCCGTCGCCTGTCCCCGGATGACCATGTCGAGCAAGCGGTTCTGCACCGCCTGATCACGGATCAGGGTCGGGTCAATGAATTCCGATCCTCGGATCTCCGTTACGGCCCTGCGGATGGTCAGCCAGTCGAACTTATCAATGCCGTTCCGCTCCATCGCGATTCGCAACCCGGGCGATACGTCATCCCAATTCCGCGCCCGCTCGTCGGCAATCGCTCCAAGCAAGGCCTGCCCAAACGCGCTCTTCCGATTTTCGGTCAATCGGTTCAGACCCGATAGGCGAAGCACATCGTCCGCCACGACCTGCGTCCATGCCGGTCCCGTCACCTCGCCGATAAACCGCGCGCTCTGCCCCAGCGAATGCGCCGCGTCTTCCATGCCCAACGCTAGGCGCGCGGCCGTCATCCGGTTTTCATGGCTCAACTGCCCGGCATTGTCGCGCAGGCTCGCGAGCGTCCTGGTCAGCAGGTTCGTCTCGGGCAGGCCATAGAGCCCGCGCGCCATTGCCTGAGTGTGGATATCGCTGATCGAGGACAAGGTGGCGGAACCAAGCCAAGCGGCCGTGATCAGATTGCGCCCGCCCTGCAGCGTCGTCACGACCCCGCGCCGGATCGGATCGGGGTAGATATGCTGCGCGGTCGCATCGCCCTTCACATAGCGCCAGAGGTTTTCCGTCTGGCGGCGCTCGACCGACTTCGCGCTGACCTCCGGCACCAAAGCGGTGTCGCCCTTCGCCTTGTCATAGGCGATCTTGTCGAGCAGGAAGCGCACCGTTGCATCAGGGTTCGGACCCAGCCGCTCCATCATCGCGATTTCGCGTGATCGTCCGCTGATACCGCTCATGATCACGGTAAATAGATTATCACCGGTGCCGTACTTCTCGTTCATGAATTTCCAGGCGTCGTAGTCCTTCCAGTGAAGCACCCGATGTTCTTGCCCGCGATTGGCAATCTTGCCGCCACCCCGAAACGACGCGCTGGGCTCGCCAGTCATACCATTCGTGCGGATCGTTTCCCGCACATTCAGCAAGAATGACTTCAATCCTGCGTCAGTGAAAGGCACGCCAGTGCGATCGTCGATCATTTTCGAGCGATCTAGGTTGACCATCGCATCCTTGACCATTTCTTCGGCCGGAAGATCACGGACCTTGGCAGGCTCATAATTGATCGGCACACCATAATTGTCGAGTTTGCGGATCGAGCCACCCGCTGCATTGAAGCGCTGACGTTGTTCTTCACGCACGCTAATCACCGCATCAGCAAATACCGTGGCCCTTTCGTTCCCGGTCGCCTGCCCGAACAATTGCCGCCCGACATCGTCCAGCCCTTGCGGGTCGTTCGGCTTGCCGGTGAGGTCACGACGATGCGCCTCGATGAACTCGGTCATCTTGGCATGCGCCAGCCGCTCGATACGGCGCGCGCCAGTCGACACATTGCCCTTGCGATACGGGGCGCGATCGTCGTCATCGAGGAGCGCGTTGACCGCCGCGTAAGCGTTATCCCCCTTGAACGTCTTCAGGTCCTTCAGCGCGTCGCGCTGGCGGTTGATCTGCAACAGCGCCTGGCGCTTTTTCAGCAGGGCTTCGGTCCGCAGCTGGCGCAGCGTCGCCTCGCTCGCTTCGGCCGCCGCAGCGTCCGGGCCCATCGACTGGCGGTAATAGCCCTCCAGCTCATCGAACAGGTCCTTCATCCGCTTGGCGCGGACTGGATCGATCTCGCCCCGACGAACCATGTCGGGGATGCAGCGACCTAGCGACATAGGCTATTCTCCGTTTCGACTCGGGATAGGGGGCGTTCTTGGCGCAATTCGTCGGCAAGCTGTTCAATGGCGATCAGGTGACGCTCGATGGCAACCAGTTCCTCGGCTGCGACTTCGTCGATTGCACCCTCCGCTTCATGGGTGCCGAAGGGTTCGAGATAGACCGTGACTGCACCTTTGCCGGACAGATAGGGTTTGAACTCTCCCAGCATGCGCGGGTGATCGCGCTCAACATTCTGCAATTGATGAACAGCAAGGAACTTGGCCCCGGCATCCGTCAGATGCTGGCCAAGGAAGTGGCAAAGGGCCCCGACGCCTTCGACGACTGACCTCATGCGTCACCGCCCGGCCGCATGCAGGCCTCGGCCGCGTCGAGCACCGACCAATCGGTGTCCAGCTCGTCCAGCACATCCGCCGCGCTCATGACATTTCCTTCCTCGTCGAGCCGTACGGTCAGACCCGCCGCCTCGTCCTCCGCCAGGAACATCCGCAGGTCGTGCTCCAAGCTATCGATCTGGCGGGCGGCCGCGATATCGTCGGGCCCGTCGAAACCCTCGATCGCGCCCGGCGGCCCGCCGTCCGCACCGATCGGCCGCTCGCCCGCTGCCCAGCGCCCGCGCATGGCCGCGAAATCCTCGGCCGGGATCGCCATCTCATAGCCGCGCGCCGCCAGCTCGGGCGTCAGTTCGGGCGCGACGACCCAGCGCCGGGTGCCCGTCTCCGCCTCGATCCAGTCCGCAAACTTGCCCGCCCCAGGCAGCGGATCTATATTGCCTTCTGCCCCGTGGTCGGGGGAGGCCCGACCGACAGCCGCGTCACGAGAGGACACCGACGCGGCCGGGGCATCACCACCACGCGGATCATAGGCGGTGACCAGCCAGCGTTGCTCCTGGCCGTCCCAGTCCAGCCGCACGCCCGCCTCATGCGGGTCGCCGCGCAAGCGCACCGTCCGCCCGTCATTGCTGACGATATCCATGCCCGCGATAATCTCGGGCAGGTCCGCCAGCCGCGCCTCCATTTCCGGGTGCTTGGCCAGGATATGGGAAAGGCCATACCCGCCTGCCCAGGTCGGCGCCGCCTTGCCGGGTGCCCCCCATTTGACATCGATCGGACCGATATCCGGGTGGTGGAGCGCACCGGCAATCTCGCCCTCCCCGGCATCCCGCAAGGCCCGCATGGCAGATAGCCAGCTGCCACGCGGCCCTTCCACGATCGTGGCGCCCGGCTCCCAGTCCATGCCCACCGGCTTCACCTGCGGCGCGATTACGGGATCGTCCATCATCCAAGTGCGCGGATCGCCAATATCGGCCTCGTCCGGCCGGGGCACCACCGTCCGCTCTGCATCGAGGGCGGCGATCTCCCGCGCGGCCGCGTCGGCCTCCGCTTGGGCACCCGCCCACGCGCTATCGTCCTCGAACACGTCCTTCCGCAGGATCGCACCCTCATGCTTGGCGTCGCCCATCTTGGCATGGGCCCAGTCGACCACGTCGCCCGCCGTCTTGCCTTTCAGGAATGGGTTTGCTTCGATCGCGCCGCGCGACATGATCTGTTCAATCGGCGTGTCGGGTAACGCCTTCAGGATCTTGGTCCCGCCCGACTGCCCCGCGAAATGCAGCAAGTACATGTTGCCGTCGGTGACCGGCTGACCGGCCTTTTCCAGCGCGGCCTTGTTTTCGTCGACCAGCAATTTGAACACGCGCTCTTGCATCGCGGGGTTGGTGCGCTTGCCCCACCAATATTCGTCGTCCATATTCGAACGGCCATATTCCGGATCTTTGCGCAGCAACCGCAACCAGGTCGGTCGCGTGATCTGGTAGAGGCCATAGGCACTCGATCCTTCCGCCTGGATATTCCAGCGACCGCTGCTCTCCGCGCTGCCCGTCTTGATCGCAAATTTCTGCCAGTCGAAGCGCGGCGCGGGCGGGGGTGTGACTTCACCGGTTTGCAGCTGGTCGCGCGCCATCGCCATGCGCGCTTGGTGCGTGTCGCCCCCCACGCCGGGCTGGTAAGGAGATACCCCTGCAATTTCGTCTTCCCGATCCAGTGCCGCGACCGCCGCACGCTCTTCCAGCGTCATGCGGTCCTCGCCGATCGTCCGCCGCATCCGGTCCGCCAACTGTCCCGCGACCGACCGACGGGCAGCAGCGGCGCTTTCCGCCAGGGCATGGACACCACCACCAAACAGAGCGCCCGTCCCCGCCGCCAGCCCCAGCGTGGCCAGGACCTCGCCGGGTCCACGAACCTTGCCGCGCTTCGCTTCCTCGATGGCACGCGTCGGCTCCTGCGCCAGCTCGATACCGACGTTCAGCCGCGCGTCGCGGAGCGCCGCCTGGGCGATCGATCGGGCGGTGCCCGCCCCCGCCAGCATCCCGATCTGATTGATCGGGTCTGCCATTCCGCCGATGAACTGCCCCGGCAGCCAGGCGGCCCAGCCGCTGCGCGCCTGGACATCGCGTTCCTGTGCGATCGTCGCCTCGACCGGGGCGGCGATCCGCTGCTCGAATTTGGCGGGATCATCTTCGACACCCTCGAACGCCTTGCCATCGGTCGCGCGGGCCCGCGCGATACCCCGCCAAATCGCGTCGCGATTATAGGATAGCGACCAGCCGTCGCGCGCCAGGCGCTGGGTATAGGCCGGGTCATCGACACCGCGCGTGCGCAGCTCGTCGACGATCGGCTGCATGGCCGCCTCGATCGCGTCGCGCCGTCGCGCCGCTGCTGCGGCCGGATCGTCATTCCCCGCTGCGCCACGGATCGAGGTGGTGAACTGGTCCCAGAGCGATGGCGGCGGAAGGGGACGGGACACGCCTAACCGTCCCTGCAGGAAGGTCGGATCAGTCGATGCCGTACCTGCGATCAGCGGGCTGCGCTGGTCGGTCATCGCCCGGTCAGTGCCTGGACGTCGACGGCAAAGACCTGGCCGTGGTCATCGGTCAGCAACCGGCCCGATCGCCGGAAGCCGTATCGCCCATCGGGCAATGCCGTGGGTAGCAGCCCCTTCAGTTCCGCCTCGCTGACCGGATGGCCATCACCCCAGACGGGCTTCCGACCGCCGGATGCCGCGATGTACATGGGCAATCTGGCCGATGCCAGGCGCCGCTTGAAATCATCGGCGGTCTGGTTGCGCGGCAGGATGACGACGGGGCCATCGGGCTGGCCCCAATGCGCGATCCCGCCGCGTCCGTCGCGGTCGCGGCCCAGGATGGTGATGGCCGCCTCGGCAAAGCGGCCGGGCACATATTGAGTCAGACCACCATCGGTCGCCCGCTGTGCGAAGAACGACCGGCTGGCCTGGTACACATCATTGGCGGTCGATCCGCCCAGGAACGACAGCGGCACCCCGAACCATTTCTGGAAATCGCTGGACGCCTGCTTTTCCTTCCACACCTGCGGATTGCTCTTCAGCGTGTCCGCCCCGCGCAACACGTCACGCGCCACGCTGTGCGGCAGGACGGCCGCCATACGAAACGCCCCATCGTCATTGCCCGCAACCTGGCGCGCCGCCCCGGCAATCACCCGGACGTCACCGAACTGGCGCAACAGGTCGACGGCCTGCAGCTGGCCATTGACGCCATTGGCATAAAGGTCTTTGAAGGTACGCAGTTCGTCGGGAAGGATGGGCTCGACCGTCGCACGCCCCCAATCGCGTGCGGCTGCAATGGCTTGCTGCGAACGGCTCCGGAACGAGGCAGGGTCTGCCACATTCAGGGCACCGATCGCGCGTCCCGTCGCATACTGAGTCTGCAGGAGCGCCCCACCCTCCTTGTTGAGGTTGGACTCCTGGATCGTGCTGAGCTTTTGCAGGGCGGAAAGCCGATTGGCTTCCTCCCCGCTCAGTCCACCGCCCGCCTGCTTGCCCTGCAGCGTCGTGATTTCCTGGCGCAGCTGTGCAGGCGCCATGCCCTTATTCGCCTGGATCGTGCCGAACTGCGCGGCCTCCCCCATCCACTGAGCGGCTTTGGACTTGTCGCCCATGGCCTCATAGTCATGCGCGAGCTGCAGGCGATCCTGATAAGTGCCACCGCCCGCGTTCAACGTCACTTCGCGCGCCGCCAGTTCGTCCGTCCTCACCGAACGGTCATGGGCAGCGGCTGCACGCGCCTCCGCTTCCGATCGCCGGATCTCCGCCTGGGCACCGTGGCGCAGCTGCTCTTGCTGCTGCGGCGTCACCAGCTCGTCGAACTGTCCGCTCTTCAGCAACGCGTCGATCAGCTGGGGGGATCGCTCGACAACGCCATTCAGGAAGGATGTGGCGATCAACTGATCGGACTCGTGGATCAACCCGGTCTTTACGTCCTCGGGCACGCCCACCATCGCCTCGATACCGCGACGGCGATAGGTCAGCTCCTGATCGAACGCATCCAGATTATCGACCCGGCGCACCCGATTGGCGGCGATCTGCCCCGCCTGTTGCTCGTCGGTCACCAGCTTCTTGACCCGCGCGCCCTGTTCCCAGGTATATTCGGCCGTGCCGATACGAGCCCCGAAATCGTCCAACTGCGCCTGTGCCGATCGCCGCAGGCGTTCGTCGGTGATGCCCTCTGTCAGTGACGCTGACTGATCGCGCCACCACCCGTCCATCGCCTGCGCATGGCCCGCCCCGCCCGGAGCGGACTTCGCGCGCATATCGACCGACATACGGTCATAGGCGGCCCGCATGTCCGCAAACTGACGGTTGAAATCGGCGGCCTCGGTATCCGTCCGCTGCTGCCGCTCGATCTGCAGGTGGGTCAGCTTGTTCCGTCCGACCGCCTGCCCCAGGTCGTCGACCGCCGCGCCGATCGACGCCCCGAAGGCAGCTGACGATGCGCTCGGCAAACCCACTGGCGCGGACGTCCCCAGCTGGCGCTGATATCCGATTTCCTGTACCATCACCGCCCCCCACGCGTCGTGCCCGACTGAGCGCTGGTTCGGGAGCTGGCCCAATCGGTGACGCGCGCGGCCGCCCCCAACATGCCCGCCACCAACGCATTGTCCCCCTGCGCCCTCGCGATGGCACCTGCCGTCCGCGCCGATCGGGCGCGCAAGGCGGCATCGCGCCGCACGGTCATCGCGTCGAGCGCCGCATTCACCTGGCTCTGCGCCAAGGCGTCCAGCGCCGATCCGGTGCCCATCGCAAAGCCGTTGCCGCCTTGCGCCGCCAACTGCTGGCCGATCGCCGCCCGCGCGGCCTCGCGCACACGGCCCTCTTCGGCCGCCCCGGCACGCTCCTGCTCGATCGCCTCGGTATTGGCGACCGCCTGGTTGTACTTGCCCGCCTCATACCCCGCGACGCCCTGGACGATATTGCCCGCGGCTTGGAACGCCTCCATTCAATCGCCCTCCCGGATGCGCTCGCACAGGATATGCGTCTCGCTGTTCTGTCCGAAGCAGCGCATGATGTGCGCCGGCTGCAGGCCGACCAGCATCGCCCACGCCAGCTCGGCCGGGACCGCCTCGCGTACGATCGCCTCGATCCGCGCCAATGGGCTGGCCGCGATCCGGCGCCGGGCATGGCGGGTGACCGCCAGATGGGCGGCGCCGATCCGATCGGACAGGATCGCCCACGCCACCGCCTGCGCCCCCGGAAACGTCTCCCGCAAGCCCAGGCAGGCGACGATGCGGCCGTCCTGGCGCACCGTCCATGCCTCGCCCGCCCCCTCCGCCAGGTCGCGCGCCTCCTCGACGCTCATGTCCCGCTCGATGCCCAGTTGGACACGCTGGCTGGCCTGGCGCTGGATAACCAGCGCGTCGGTCGCGACCATCGGCGCGATGGCGATCACTGCGTCACCGCGATCGTGGGCATCGCCGCGACGATCGTCGCGGGCAACGGACCATAGCTCTCGAACACCGACTGGCCGTCGCGCCCCCAATTGCCCGACACCGACCGCTCGGTATCGCCAGTGAACAACGGCACCGGCGCATCCATATACTCGTTGCTCGCCCGGTCGATCAGATTGTCCAGCAGGCCGCCCTTGCCGCCGATCCGGATTGCGGACGTGGCGATCAGGCGCAGGACCATGCGGACCAGCCGCTGGCGCTTGCCCTGCTGCGTATCGCCGCCACGCAGCTCGGGGCGCAGCGTCACCGCCCGCCCGACATAGGGCAGGCCCACCGTCATGCGGTATGCCCGATCGGCGGGCACCACACTGGCGGGCACGTCGAAGCTGCCATCCGCCGCCACGGTCACGCCGGTGACGATGCCGCCCGCCGCCAGGATCGCGACCGCCTGCCCCTGCAGCTGCACTGCCCCGGTGAAATGCGTCTGCCCGGCCGCCGCCATCACGGTCAGCCCGCTGTCGACATAGAACGCGTCCTCGATCGGATCGTCATCCTCATGCCACACCGCCATGCGCTCGACCCAGCGCGTGCCATCGGTCCGCTGGACCAGCACCCATAATTCGTCTTGGTCGCCGCTGGCGGATGCGCAAGCCACGGCGGACAGGATCTTGCCGCCGCCATGGCGGATGCGGGAAAAGCCCTTGATCTCCTGCTCGGGCGCATGCGGATGCACCACCAGCTGCCCGTCGGCGCGCACCCCGATCATCAGTTCTTCCGGTTCCTTCTGGAACGTCAGCTGGACGATCCCGCCCTTGGTGATGTGGCGGCACCACACCGTCATGTTGGCGGACTGATACCGGTCGCGCGCAAAGTCATATTCCGCCTGGCGCAGCTTGCGCTTGCCGCGCTGGACGAACACGCCGGTGGTGCCGATCTGGATCGGGAACACCCGCTCCGATCCATAAAAGCTCTGCGGCACCGCCTCGATATTGTCGCCGCTGACGGCCTGCGCCTGGTTGATCGCACCCACCGCGATCTCCCGGCTGGCGGTGCCGACGATCAGGCGACGGTCGCCCATCGCCCACAGCACCGGGTCCTCGGTCGACAGGGTGCGTCGAAACGCCAAATCGGCCGCCGTCACCCCGCTGGAGGTATAGGCCTGGTGGTTCAGGTAATCCCCGACCACCGACGCGACCAACTCGAACCCCTTGAAGTGGCACAGCCGCGAAGCCCAGGCGATGACGACGCTGGGCCACCCCGCCGCTGCACTGAACGCACCATGCGCCCACCGGAAACTCGGCACCGTCTTCAGGCTGTCGGGGATCGGTCGCGTCACCGTTGCACCGGCGCTCATCCCGTCGGCCGCGACACTATCGATCCGCACCATCCCGAACCGATCGTGCAGATAGGTCCACTGCACCCCGAACGGCCCCTTGTCGTTCGCATCCTTCAGGTTCTGGCCGTCCCATTCGGTGCCGGTCGTGTGGATCGGCACAACGGTGCCCGTCGTCCCGGCGCTGGCCGCGACATAGACCTTGCCCTCCGATCGGCGCTTCAGCCCGACGGTGATATCCTTGGTCTGGGCTTCCCAGGCCGGGATGGTCGAGAAATCGGCCGCCTCCAGCCGGAACGGCGCACCGACATGGCCGGGCTGGAATATCGGCGCACTGGCCGTGATGACGATTGCCCCCGTCGTGCCGCTGACCGTGACCGTGCGGCTCGTGTCGATATTGGCGTCCGCGAACGGCCCATTGACCAGCGGCAACACCTCATAGGTGAAGGTGGTCGCGGACGTCCGCGTCAGCCGCGCGGGCGGATAATTGGGGTGGTTCAGGTACAGCCGGTCGAACGACTGCTGACAAGACACCGATCGCGCCTCGGCCGCACTGTACGGCACCGCCACCTCATAGGCGTTACCCGGCGATGTCTCGATACGCTCGCCATTGGTGTAGAAGCGGATTTTCTGGTCGCTCCACTCCAGCACATAGTCCTGGGTCAGGTTGAACCGGAAATTCGTCAACCACGCGGCACCGTCCCGCGCCGCCCGGATCGTCTCGAAACCCGGCCGCTTGACCAGCGCGCCTTCCACGGTGGGAACAAAATTCTCCGCCTCGGCAAGGCCGACCTGATAGATCGCCGTGTCGACACGGCCACCCATGCGCGGGGACAGCTCGCCCCCGTTGAAACTCGTCGCGATCGGCCGCGCCAGCGTCATGGCCAGACGAACCCGCGACTATCGACACGCGTCAGGCAACCCATGCGCGCCTCTTCCCACCCGGTCGGTGCCTGGGCCACCGGCGGGTTCTCCCGCGCATCGACACGCTTAGCTTCCATCAGGGCGGCGCGATACTTGCGCTCGGCCATCTGGACACGGTTGGGATCGCCCGTGATGCGGTCCGCGATCTGCCAGGCGACGCGCATCGCGAACGCCTTCACGAACAGGGCGTCCCAGGCGGCCGGTTCCGCGACATCGATGATGCAGCGGACGCGCAACGGCGCGGCCGCGCCCGACAGGATGTACGGCCCCTCGACCTGATAGCTGTCGGCCCGCGCGCCCATCACCTCGACCAGGCGGACGCTCTCGGCGGGCAGGCGATACGCATAACCAAACGGGTCGGTGTCGAAATCGGGGTTGGCGACGCGCGGCAGGGCATAGCGACGCATCGCGAAGTTCCAGGTATGATCGCGCAGCGCCGCCACCCGTTCGACGTCGAACACGGCGCGTACCGACCGCGACAGGTGCGTATCGTCGTCGGGCGATCGCAACTGATCATCCTCCCCCAGCGAGGAGGCGGCAAGGTTGGCGACGGTGACGAAATCCGCCACCGGCGGTTACGCCATCGGCCAGGGCGCGTTGAAGATCCGCGCGCGCAGATTGTCGATCATGACCAGGGCATCGCCCTTGCTCATCTTGGTCTGGTCGATGTTCAGTTCCATCGCGTCCGATCCGGCGATCGGCGTGCCTGCTGCGATGGGAATGTCCTTCAGATTGGGCTTGCCCCGGGTGACCGTCAATTTGACCTGCGCCATGGCACCGTCTCCGTAAAAAGGGATGCCGGGGTGGCGATTACGGCACCACCCCGGCCTCGGCCGGCTCCAGCGCCCCCGCTGGCGCCCGCACGAGTATCGTGGCGAACCGGATCAGTTCGCGATCGTGTATTCGAAATAGAGGGCACCGATGACGGCCGCCGGGATCGCGGCCGCGCCGATCGTCACCCACAGGTCCTCGTCGGTCGCGACCGGTCCGTTGACCGCCGCGGCCGCGCGCGGCCCGATCGACGTCGGCCGATCGGTCGTCGTCAGCGTCTGCCCATTGACATATTTCGCCGGGGTCGCCGTCGTGCCGATCGACAGGGTGGTGCTGCCCAGCGAAGTGTCGAAATTGCCGATGATCGACTGCATCACCGCATTGGCGGGCAGCTTGCCGATATACAGGCGGTCACCGACATTCAGGATCGTCGCGGGCTTGGTCGACCGCGTACGGCGCTTCTTCGCGCCCACGATACGGCCGTCCAGCTTGCGCGGCGGGTTCGACGTGCCGTCGGGGCCACCGACGAATTCCAGGCCATAAAGATCAGCCATGATTACGCCTCGCTATTTTCGATGTAGCCGACCTTGCCGGCCTGGGTGCGCGTCGCGGCCATCGTGGTGCCAGCGAACACATTGCGCGTGTCGACCTTCTGCGGCTGGTCCTTGATCGACGTGCGCAGCTTGTTCCAGACGCCCTTACGAATGCCGGAGCGGACCCAGAACGGATTGCGGGTGTAGCCGCCGGGCGTGACCGTGAGGCCACGTTTGAAAGCGCGCAGCTTCGGATTGCGAAGTTCGATCCGCTTGATGTTGAAGCCGAGCAGGCCGATCAGGTTACCGTCGGCGTCGAGACGAACGCCGAACGCCTTAGCATAGTCGCCGTTGGTGGCCTGGACTTCCGAGAGAAGGTCGTCCGCCTGGACAGCGCTCAGCGCCATGTAACGCGGATCATCGGCTTCATTGAAAGCCTGATCCAACACCAGTTTTGCCTGGCGAACTTTTGCGACGTTCATCCGCTGCGGACCGCTCGCGCCGCCGAGCGTAACGGGGACGATCATGGTCGACGGTAGCGGCTGGGTAGTGATGCCGTCCTTGCCCATCAGCATGGGGCCGTACGCACCTTCCAGGATCGCGGAATCCCACGCGCGATGCATGGTCGCCATAGCGGCCATGGTATAGCCGCCGGTCAGTCCGATCTTGGTCGCCAGCTGATCGGCACCGTCGACGAACTTGTTGAAATAGCGCTCATTCGGCTTGACGATCCAGACGCGGTCATGGCCGGGATCGGTTTCCTTCAGATCGCCGTGACGCTCATCCGCCTCCTGATCCTCGGCTTCGCCGATCAAATCCTTGACGGTTTCCTTTTCGGAACCGCTGCACTGCTGTTCCTCACAAGTGTCCCACAGCACCGAATTCTTGTGCTGCAGCTGCAGTTCGATGTTATTTTGAAACTCGATCTGCGCGGTCGTATTGACGTCGCCCATAATGGCCTCACGAAACGGGTTTGAACCTGGTTTCGCTTGGCTAGGGGACCCGAACGGTCCGGCCGCGCTATCGTTTTACGCCCGCGATCGGCGCTGCATTCCAGCAGGGGGACCCGGGCGACGAGGCTAGGCGGGCACTAGATCGGGGAGATTGGGAACGGTTCCCCCCGGAACCGTCGAACCGCACAAAATCAGAGCACGACTCGGCAGTCAAGAGCCATAATCTACCGCGACGATTTTCCCGTTAAGAACACCAAAGCTGCTGCGTTTCGGCTCAACCGGCGTTCCAGACCAATCGTCCAGCTCTGGACAGGTGGCCCACTCTTCATCGGTCAATGGACGGCATCGCGGCATGACGATCAACCATCCGCCCCAGAGCGAAAACAGTACGGGGGCAGCCCTCGGGCATGCAGGAGCGAACTCCCGCTCCTGCATGTTGGCCAGAAGGCCGATCAGCCCCGCCTTCCACCCGCGATCGAAGCGAGGTAGTTTGATGGCGAGCCAGCCGATCAGAACGACCAGCCGGGTTACCCCATCGCGCAAAATGATCACGCCGCCTTCGACGCCTGATATTCCGCCGCCTGCTTGTTCAGCCGGTCCCAGCGCTGGCGCTCCGGCGTCCCCTCCTTCATCGCCTTCGCCTTGAAATCGCTGTCCGACATCAGGCGGTTCAGCTCGGCCTGGGCCTCGGCCCCCGACACACCGAACCGGTTACTGCCCCCGGTGATCATGACGTCTTCCGCCATGCCCGCCCCCAGCTTCGCCAGCAGCCCCAGCGCACGATCGGCTCCCATGCCGGTGCGCAAGCCCGCCATGTCGGCCTTCGTCAGTCCCAGCGCGCGGACGGCGCTGTTGACGTGCGCGATCTGCTCGTCCGCCTTGCCGCCCTGCGCCTTGACCCATTCGGACGCCAATCCGTCCTGCCGCTGCTTTTCCGCATCGGCGTCCGCCATCTGGATTTGGATGAAATCGCTGACGATCCCCTCGAACGCGGCTTTGGGGATACCGTGCTTCACGCCAGCTTCCGCCAACTGGCTCAGCACCGCGTCGTTCAGCTGGACGCCCTCGGGCCCCTTGATCTCATAGCCCTCGGCCTTCTCCGGCACACCGATCGCCCGGTGAAACGCCGTCACCTCGTCCGGCTGGGCACCTTCCCCCGGCACCTTCACGCGGCCGCTTTCCCGCACCGCCCGCTGGTTGTCGCGCGCGACCTTCACCAAGCCGTCCAGGTCCTTGATGCCCAGCGACCCCAGCCAGTCACGATTGGAGGCCGTCTCGCCTTCCCCCAGCTTGTCGGAGACATTGGCGAACCAGTCCGGTGCCGCACCGCCATCGCCGCCTTGCCCCCCGTCCGCAGCACCGGCCGCTGCGCTACCGGCACCGCCGTCCGATCCGGCGCCCGCCGTCCCGGCATCGCCACCGGTCGCGGCACCACCGATCAGGTCCGCCGCACCACCGAAATCCGCCCCGTCACTCATCGTCCTGCTCCATGATGATCAATTGCTGGACTTCCGCCTCGTCCAGGTTGAGGTAATTCGCGATCCGCAACCACACGTCGCGCCGCCCTTGCCGCCGCGCCATGATGATCGGATCGGGATCGAAGGCGGACGATCGCGCGAAGGTGAAATCGCGCAGGTCCGCCAGCACTGCGCGCGCCGCCATCCGCCGCGTGCCGCCTTCGGTGAAGACGATGCGGTACAGCCACCGCCGCCACGCCTCCCGCCCACCGGTAAGGAATACGACCAGCAGCACGATCGCCGCTGCCAGCTGTCGCCGGACGTTCAGGATCGCTGCGGGCTGGAACGTCGCCTTGAAGTTGCGTGCGGTCTTCATCGCCGATCGCCGCATGGCGTTGCGCACCCGGGCGTTCATACCGACACCTCGCGAAGATGCGCCGCCAGCTGCATCAGCGTCGCCGCCCGCGCTTCCAGCGTATCGGCCGCCGCGATCAGGTCCACGTCGGTCAGCGACCGGTCGCAGGCGATCTTGTGATTGACGCACCGCCGCCCGACGCCCATCCCGGCCGCCAGCTTGCCCGCCCCGATCGCGTTCGCGGCCGCCTCGAACAACAGGCCGCGCCGCACCTCCCGCGCCATGGCGTCGATCCTGTTCCCACTTTTGGGAACGGCTTGCCCGTCCGCCATCATGCCGCCTCCGAAATCTGATTGGCCTTGGCGACGTCGAGATACGCGCCCGCCACATCGCCCAGTGCACCCGGTCCGGCCTGCGCCATCTGCGCATCCTCCCGCGCCTTGCGCTTGGCCGCGACCTTGTCCGCCGTCGCGATCCAGCTCGGACGCACGCCCAGGACCTCGCCCAGCCCGGGCGCGGCCGCGTCGGTGTCGATATGGTCGAACACGCCGGGATCGACTTGCGCCATCGGCGTCAGTGCCTCGAACCACCGCGTCAAACCGGTCGCCTCTTCCGCCCGCGCCATGCGCGTCAGCGGGTTTTCATACTCGATCAGGGGATAGGCCCCCGCCTCCAGCACGACGTCGGGGAACGGCTCGACCTGGCCCGCGCGCATCGCCAGGTCCAGGTCGCGCTGCGTCACCGGGTTCTGCTTTTCGGTTTCGTACTGACCGGCATAGGGCGCGACCAGCACACCCTGCTTGCCGACCATCTCCAGCACCTGTGTCGCGGTCATGCGGTCACCCGGATCGGTCAGGATCTTGAAGAACTCTTCCATGAACGCGCTGCGAATGTCCGCGCGCTCCTGTTCGATCATCTCCTGCCCGATCGGCAGGTTGCCACTACCCGGCATCCGATGGACCAGCGGATCGCCCTGTTCGTTCACCAGGCCGGGGTTGGCCGTCCCGGGCGTGGTGTTCAGCGAGGTGATACCGTCATCGTTGAAGAAGATCAGCGCCGGGTCGACCTCCTTATGCGCGGCCCGCAACACGGTCCGCTTCATCGCGTTCACACCCTTGATCGCGGGCAGGACCTCCATCGCTGGCGACGTGCCATAGATCTCGCCTGCCTCGGACTGGTGGCGCGACACGCTGATCGGCATCGAATGATATCCGGCCCGGCGCATGATGATCTTTTCGTCGATTGCGATATGCACGCTGGCGATGGGCTTGCCCTGCCAGTCGAACCGATCGGCGCGCATGTCCGCATTGGGGCAGACGATGTGCAGGATCTCGAATTCGCGGTCATAGGTCCGCTTCTCGACCGCCTCCGCCATCTTCGGGGTCAGCGCAGCCGCCCCGAACTGCTGTTCGCACTGGCGCGCGTTCAGCGTGTAACGGCGATGCACGGTATCCACCCGCCCGCTGAAATCCTCGTCGATGTAACATTCCGCCAGCGGCAGGGCACGGTAATACAGGCCCACGCCCTTCCGTTCCTCGGTCAGGAACGGCGCGGTGCCATAGCGCCCGAGCTGGCGGAAATCTTTCGACGACTGCACCCCGAAACCGGCGTGCGCGGCATAGCGGATCGCGTGCAGCCGGTCGGCCGTCCGTTCGCACCAGCGCTGCACCTCCGGCAGCTTCTGCAGGTCGGCGTCGCGAAAGCGCAACCGGATATACTGGGTATTGCGCGGCACGGTGATCGCCGCCATCGCCGCGGCAAATCGCCCCAGGCTCTTGACCGCGGTCGTATCGAAATTGTGCCCACCCTTGACGGTCCCCGCGCGGCTGGCCCGCCCAGCGCTTCCCGTCGGGCCGCCGATCGTGCCCGCGTTCATCGGGCTGACCCGCTCGTCGATTTCCCGCCACAGGCTTTCCCAGGGCGCCCGCAGGGCGACCAGGCGGTCATGGTTGCGCAGGTGCTCGCGCACCAGCTCGTCGTCTTGCAGCTTGTCGTCGGCCATCACCGCCCCCGGAAAAATGGGGCCCGCCACCCGGGCAGGCCCCGGATGATCAGAACAGGATATCGTCCGCGATCTGGATGCGCTGGCCCGGCGCGATCTGCAGAGGCATCGACCGTTCCCGCCACGCGACCTGCTTGTCGTCCAGCAGCAGCGCATAGCCCGCGATCGACGTGCTACCGATGCCGTCCGGCCCGACGATATCGACCGGCCGATCGAGCAGCAGCCCGAACGCATGCTCCTTCCACGCCGCCCCCTCGACCGCGATCGGCGGGACGCCCACCTCCCGCTTGCCGTCCGAGAACACGATCTCAACGGCATCGGCCTTGGCGATGGCGTCGCGCAAAGCATCACCGGTCATGATCTTGTTAGCCGGCATGACCCCGAACGCGCGCGGCTTGGTCGGCTTGCCCAGCTGGCGCAGCTTCCCCTGTGCCGCCCGGCCCTCCTTTTCGGCCGCCTCGGCACGATCAGTCGCTTCGTCACGCGCCAGCTCGGCCGCATCGGCGCGTTCCCGTTGCTGGACCAGCTCGTCTTCCAACCCGGTCTGGGCAGCGGTCAGCGCCGCGACCTGCCCCTCCAGCTCGGCAACGCGCTGCGCCAGAACGACCGGACCGTCCTTGTCCAGCCCGGCCTTGAACTCTTCCATCAACTGCTGTTCGCGCGTCAGCTCGGTGTTATCGCCCATGTTGATTTCCTTCCTTACCCGAGAGTTAGCTTGCCACCGGTCAACGGGGCCTCGGCGCCCCCCGTGCCGGTGATGATGTCGGCCGCCGCGCCCTGCCGACGCCGCAGCTCGTCGTCCGACGCGATGGCGGCCGCTGCGTCGTCACGCGTGACGGGACGCAAGGGGGTTGGCGGCTTGCCGGGCGTCGATACGATCCCCAGCGCCTTCAGCGGCGCGGAAATCAGTTTGCCGATGGGGTTCAGCAGGGCCATTCACCCAACTCCTTCATGCTCGTTGAAATCGCTTTTGACGGTGACCCCGCGGACCTTCCGATCACGGCCGCGCAGGTCGCTGATCACATGCTCACCCTCCAGGGCGGCGTATTGCTCGGCATCACAAACATGGGTGTAGATCGTGTCGGCGATCTCCGGGCTGGACCGGATTTCGCCTGTGCTCATTTCCGCCTTGGCATAGCGGTATCCGCCCGAATGCCCCTTGATCAGGTGGCGGCATCCCGGGTCGACCGCATAGCCGCCGATCTGCCCATGCGCGTCCCAGATGGCCTGGTTGCGCAGACCCGCGCTGTTCGTCTTCGCCTTGTGGACCTTCAGCCCCAACGCCTTCTGGAACGCCAGCAGCCAGTCATGTTCATTGTCCTTGCGATCCTTGGCCGCAAAGGCCGCCGGATCGGCAACGACTCGGATCATGTCATCGGCGATCCCAGGGAACGCCTCGGTCAGCATCCGCTTCAGCTTTTTGCCAAAGGCGGTCGGCCCGACCTTCATCAGCTGGACCTTGCCCTTGTCGTCGCGCGTGGTGTTGACACATTCCGCCAGCGTGCGGATCGCGCCATCCCAGTTGCGCTGCAGGCAAACGGCCGCCGCGAACAGGCCCTGGTCGACACCGACGATCAGCTTGCGACGCGGGTCCCACTCCACCGGCCGGACATGCGTGGTGTAGATGAAGCCCGCATTGACCGGCTGGCCGTGCTGGATCGGCACCGGCTTGTTGTCGACCATCCGATCGACATAGCCAGGCGTGTTGCGGTTCGCCGCGACCTGCAGGACGTAATACCCCCGCCCGCCCGGCAGGTTATGCAGGTTCTCGGCATCGGGTTCACGTCCGCCCGGCTGGACGAACTTCTCGATCAGCTTGCGATCCCCCAGCGTCGACCGCAGGATTTCCGCTTCTTCCTCCGTCAGCCCCAGGACATCGGAGCTCTCATCCATCAACAGGTGGTAGATGTGATTGTCGATGTCCGGCATGTTGAGCGACAGGATGATCTGGGGATCGACCACTAAGGTCGGATCGAGGTCGCTGAACCGCCCGACGCGGCCGGTCAGGAACGGGACCAGGCTGGGCGGCTGCAGGTCGGCCTCGTCGATGATGACGGCGTTGACTTCCCAACCACGGCACGCCTCTTCCACCGACAGGTCGCCGATCGCGCGGAACTCGAATTCGCATTCCAGGATTTCGAGGACCCGGCCGTCCTTGCGGTTGCCGTCTCGCTTCAGGATCTTGGTGAACTTGTGGGTGTAGGGGGCTTTCCAGCTGAACGTGCCCTCCTCCTCCGGCACGATGCGGAACCAAGACTTCAACGTCGTCGACTGCAGGCTCGGATAGCTTTCGCGGATGACGCCGATACGCGCCTTGCGCACGATCACGCCGTCGGGCCGGACGGTGCCCAGTTGGCGCGCCGCCAAGCGCAATCCCTTTTGCAGGGCGGCCATGGTCTTGCCCGACCCAACAGGCCCGATGATCCCGACAATGAACGCCGGGTCGCGCACGAACGCATCCGCGATCGGCCCGGGGGATTTCATCCGGCGGACGGCCATGCCCATCAGCCGCAATCCTCTTGGTCGACGGGTAGGAATTCCGCGTCGACGATGTCCTCGACCTCTTCCGAGGTATGCGTGACGCCCTCGATGATCAGATCAGCCACCCCGCTAAAGCTCATGTCGACCTTCAGCGGCTTCTTGCCCTCGATGTAGGGCAGCAGGATATCGGCACACCGGATACGCAGCGACTGCGCCGCCTCGTAGGTCATGTGCTCGACCACGACATTGGCCGTGCCATCCTTCTGAAAGCTGTGGACCTTGCGCCGCTTCGACGCCTCCATCAGGACTTCGGGCGCGGTCGACTGGATCTGCATCAGCGTGATCGCCGGGTGCTGACCAAAGCCAAGGATGTACCGCTCGAAATCATCGGTCCGGCGGTTGCGCGATCCCTGCGGCCGCCCACGCTTGCGGGTGCGCGCCAGCTTGGTGACGGCGGCATGATCCGCATCCCCGCCAAGGGCCTCGCGAGCATCCCAGATATCTTCCGCCGTCACCGGCGCCAACAGGTCCAGCTGCTCGGCTTCCCCGCGAGCGGCCGCCAGCTGGTCCTGTGCGCTCTCGACGATCGCGCGGCCGATCGCCGCGTCACCGGTCTCAGTTGACACGGACAACCTCCCCCCATAGCGTCGTCGTTCGGCTTCGCCCCCAGCCAAGGACCTTTCGATCCTCCCCGACCCTTCCCGCCCATTCGGACTTTGCGGCCTCAGCGCCCCGGGTCAGCGCGGCTAGGATCAGGATCGAAACCCCCGACCCCGTTTTGGCGCTGGAGGAAAGGCGACCGTGCTCGGTCACCCCATCCACCTGGGCATCCCAGCGAATTTGAAACTGGCTCGAAATCCAGAAAATCGGCTGCGCCAAGGGCCGGATGAAGGTGGCGCGCGGCTTGGGGGGGGTGCCCCCCTGGCGGCCGTCGACACCCCCCCGGGGGGGCAGCGGCGCGGCCCAGGCCGCCCCGCCCGACAC